TACCAATCTCTTAATCTGTACAGTTGTAAATTCCCTAGGGATTTCTTGATAGTGCATCCCACCCATTAGAAGAAGAAGTTTTCTTCTAAGGTCAGACTCTCTGTTGTTGCTCATATGACAACCTCAGTCGATTAATATGCATCAGGTCTGGCTCTTTAGTTGTGATACCAGTTGCGACATACCGTAGATCAGGCACAGAAAGTGAATCATTCTCCAGAGCCACGCCAGCATTGGAGAGGATTGAAACCCACCTATACATGTAAAGGCTATCTGAAGCAGTAGGTTCACCACTGCCAAAACTCCATTGATCGCTTTCAATCATAGTTAAAGGAGCATTAGTTGATTGAACCATCACTCTCCCATGGGCGAATTTGGTATTGATGTAATCATCTGGTGAAACATTAAAGCCAGCAAATTCTGAGAATGGGGTTGCACCAGTCGCATCACCTAATGGGACATCGCTAACAATGAATGTATCAACGCACCCGCCTCCGCCAGTAGGAGTTGTTAGAATAGTTGTTGAATAGAGGAAGGACCGTTGAAGTCCTTGGCTGCCAAAGAACAAGGTTAATTCTTGCATCGATAAGCCAGAAATATCCAATGTCTCTTGAGAAAGAAAGGTACTTGCTGATAGTGCTTGCCAATTCGCACCAGTATAGAGAACCGAATCCGGATTAACAGCCCAAGTATTACTTGCTTGGTCATAGATAAAGTGGGCACCGTCTATACTCTTTTTGATTTCAAAGGGTTCGTTCATTTAATCGCCTTCCTGGCTGCAGCACCAGCACGCTTGAATCCGTCTTTTTTCCAGCCGCCACTTTTCTTTTTGAATCGATGCTGCACCTTTCTGAATGCTTTACCATAAGCAATATTCTTGGCTGAAACCTTTCTGGCCTTCTTCTTTGGCTCATACGCCTTGCGGGCTGTCTTGCGTTCTTCACCTTTAGTAGTTGAATGGCTAGCGGTTCCGCAATTATGGCAGAAGTTAGCCATTGAATCAAGCCTCGGCAGTGGACTGAATCGCTATTGCCATCCAGTCTTTAGTTGATAATTTTACTACTCTGCAACGGATGCGTGCTGTAATTAGCACATCAGTAGTGCCAATGTTGGCTCCGAATACTCCACCAGTCAGATACAAAGTATCATTCACTACCATGAAAGACTCAGATAGGCTTGTTGATCCAAAGTTGTCTGGATACAAGTCTTGAGTGTGAGTAGCAATGTTGTTGACAATGTCAATATTTAAGCCGCCTGATGCGATCAAAGAGTGATTATCTGCTCTGACATTTAGGGTGCCAGGGTTTAGATCAGTGAGTTGCATACTAAGCGAACCATTGACGTGGACCATCTGCGCCACGTCTGGACTAAAACCGGTTCCAGTTTGAGTGATGAAGTCCACTGAGTCAATTGCGATTGCTTGACCAGTTGGAACATTGACATAAGCAGATAGATCAACAGTGCCTTGAACAACTGTCCCATTCACTGCAGCTGCAGGTAATGTCACAGTTTCAGTCAGATAGAAGGAGCCAGTCTTTGCGGTTGCCATGTCACCCCACACTTGGAGCCGGTAAATGAACCCATCCCACCAAAAACCCCTATCTTCTGAGCGAAGCGAGCATCAGACTTTTAGTCAAGGAGACGGTCGACAGCACACTGCCGACCGGCGAAATGCACTTGACTACACGCATTTTCCCCCTAATTTGACTGGAATCGCAGATTCCGACCCTTTTTTACAGAGAGTGTAGGTATGTTCTAAAGGGAGGATGCTTTCGGAGGGATTGAGGAGAGCAAATGAGCTTAGGAAAAATGCAAAAAACAGTCAGTTTAACCCATGAAACATGGGAAATGGTGAAGCGAAAGAAGGAAAAGTTGCCAAGTTGGAACTTTTCCGCATGGATTAGAGCCCAAATTAGGATGCTTGATGAGGGAGTTGATCCAGTTAGAGCCGAATTATGGCGAAATGCCTTACGAGTTGCAGTGTTGAGACAGGAAAACAATGTAGAGATATTCAATTTAGCCGCTGAGATTCGCAATCAAGCCACTCTGGAGGACTTTGAATGAATTATATCTGGTACGAACAAATAGTTGAAGCGTTACGCCATCATATTGAATCTAACCATATGAATGAAGACAATGCTTTGGATGAATTAAGATTCCTTGAAGAGCATTTGGCATACAGTACCTTTGGAGATGATGAAAAAGTTGAGATCGGTTGCCCCTGGTCAACGCACTGTAAGTGTGAATGGAAAATAGAAGGACATATTACTTTCAAATTGGATCGAGTTAAACAAGCGGTCTGGTCTCAAGAGTGAAGATTATCTGATGAAGAGATAAAGAGATCCAGTAAAAGTGATTGCAAGGAACAACCAGAACCACTCCCAACCGTCTAGGTCAAGAGATAGACGAGTAGAGCCGTGTTCCAAAACAATATCGGGTGTTGATGGGGGGTCTTCGTCGATGATATCATCATCAGGCATAGAGCCACTTCCGAGCATCACCTATCGCAGGGTCCATTTCCGGACGGCCATAAAAAGTGAAATCTATTATCGCCATTGGTAATGCAGTCAGTGGATGGAATCTGAGAATACCTTGGGTAATTAATGCCGCTCCAGCAAGTACAGACATTGCCAATGGCGCATCACTCCAAGGATTAAGGCCAGCGGTCAGCATTGCGGAGCCTGCTCCGAGATCATGAAAACCTCTGGTTAACAATCTTCTCCTATAACCAGCGCCAGAATAAGATGAATAACCAGCATCATGGTACATGGCGATTCGATCTAAATCATTAATGGGCTCAATCCCTAACGCCTGACGTTTTTTGTATTGTGTGCCAGGGCCAAGATAATTGTAATCTTGATATTCATTGTAACCATAGAGGTGATGTTCACCAGGGAATGAAACACCTTTCCCACTTCTATCTAGTTTTGTCTCTTCGAGTACCAATCTCTTAATCTGTACAGTTGTAAATTCCCTAGGGATTTCTTGATAGTGCATCCCACCCATTAGAAGAAGAAGTTTTCTTCTAAGGTCAGACTCTCTGTTGTTGCTCATATGACAACCTCAGTCGATTAATATGCATCA